AACCCTGCAGCGAAAGAGTAAACGCTTCAGATGTCCCTGAGGCATTATATTGATGATCATATACACTAATTACACCATTAATTTCAACGCTTATACCTGAATATAACACATAAGTATTGTTCGCGGTCATTGGGACATATTTATCAGATAATATGTTCCCAATAGTGTCAGCTTTTTTTACGTTTTTAATAATGCCGATGAGTCCTTCTGTATACATTTTAATGTAGTCGGTTGCATTCGTAGCACCTTCATACCATTTTAAGTTTCCCAAGTCTACCGACGCAACCCTCTGAATATATTGCTTATTTTCCAAGTCCACATAGTTGTATGCAGTTCCGGCAGACCAACCATAACCTGGAAGATCACAGATTGCCTGGGGAATTTTTTCAACAACAGGTGCTTTATATGATGAATATGACGATACGGCAATGCCATTATCTTCTACAAGCATATATCTCAGAATTTGATTTGACAACGATTCACCTGTATTAACTTGGATGTAAGCTCTGATATATTCAATATTTTCCGAATAATCGAACGTTTTTACCCATTGATCTATTCCGTTCTTTTTTATATAAAATCCAACAAATACGTTCGCATTGCTATATCCATCAAGTGAAATCAAACGATATGATTTGCCATGTTTGAGTGTTTTGGTAAGAGATAACATATCCGTAAACCAAAACGAGGCCAAATCCGTTGCGGTACCATCCACTGTAATCGTACCGTCACCATTATCGGTAAATATGATTCCATTCGTGGTTTTCGTAGTATGCTCATAAGGATATGGGAGCAAATTCCTGCCCTGCAAAACTACCTTACTCACCGGCATACTCATCAGCTCGCCCTCGTTACATGGATAATATTTCGCCGGAAACATTGCTTCGAATTCCTCTACCGTAGATGGCTCATTGCCTATTCCAAACATTTGTGTGAGGTCAAATATCTGAGGTGTATAGGTTATGCAGTCAAAAGTAATACCGGTTTCACATGCATAGATATACCATGATATATATGATTTATTTGTGTCTGCTATTTCAATTATTTTTCCGTGTATGGCATCATTTCCGCGCATATAGAGATAATCGCCTTTTGTAATCTCTATAGTTGCATATGATTTAGTTCCTGGAATTGCAGTTCCTAGGCGGAAGAGTACTTTATGTCCAACATGCTTTTTGGCAATGGTACTACCAATAAACGTATTATCCGTAGACGTACCATCAATTGTAAACTTAGATGTTTCTTTATCAACAGTCACAGTCAAGCCGTTTTCAGTTTTGGCTGCAACCGGTCCGGCTAGCTGATTCCAAACAATCGTTTTTCCGCCAATGTTTTGTATGCTTGCCAGTTTCGCACCGGTTGGAACAGTTTTTTGGTATGATGCGGTATCATCGTTCTGAAACTCATATGACACCCCCTGATTCAACTTCCAGAGAGCGTCAAGTTTTTTGTCAGTCTTGGCAAGGGATATTTTGTCTGCTTTGAGCTCTTCTACGGAAGTTATTCTGGATATTCCGGATGCCAGGTCTTCTCTTAGCGAGTCAATCTCCTCTGTATTCGCATTGATCTGCTCCCGATCAGCTTCGATACCTTCGGCTGCAGTCTGGACTCTCTGGAGCTGTGTGTCTGCTTCGATCTGGATGTCGGATACTGCTTTTGAAGATGTATCCTGCAGGGTTTTGTTTAATGCAATCCCCTCTGTAATCTTTTCGTCCAGGTTATTATCCAGTTCTGTTGCATCCTGGATGGTCTTATCCAGATCTATTTTGCTGGTACTGGCAGTATTGATGGTTTTAGACAGTGTACTGTCTGCATCTGTTGCTTTGGAGATAGTTTTGTCCAACTCTTGTTTTTCTATACCGGCGTCCTCAGCCGACTGATCAACTGCAGTCTTCATAGTCTCAGCCTGTGAGATGGATTCCTCCAGATCCTGCTGCATTGTTCCGGCAGATCTAATCGTCCCCTGCAGGTTTTCTTCTGCTATACCCACATTCTTGTTGATTCTGTTGATCTCGTCATCTGCGTGGGATGTGATGTTCTGTTTGGATCTCAGCTCTTTGTCCTGGATATTTTTCAGAGCATCAGTCCCAGCCTGTTTGATCGATTCTGCCAGTTTTTCAACCTCTACTTTGGTCTTGTCAGCATTCTCAGATGATTTTTCAGCTGCAGAGGCAGAATCTGCCGCCTTGGCTGCGTAATATTTCGCATTGTCTTCCTCGCAATCCGGATAATCATCTCTTCCATGTGCCCAGGCTTCCGCCTGATCCCGGGCTTCTTCCGATCGGTCGGCCGCCTGATTAACTTCCTTAATTGTCTCCCGAAAGAGTTCCGGTTCTTCCGGACTTCCAGGAACTTCCGGTCGTGGCCGTGCCTTGACTGAAAGTTTGATGCGATATTCAGTGTTTCCGGATTTGTCATCTGTCAGAAATACGAATGCAAATATTGAATAATCTGAGATCGCATCGTTATTCTCCAACATGGAATCCGGAATCAGTACGTCAGTAACCCCGTCTCTGGTTGTTCCAATTCGAGTTACAGATTCCCCGCCGGTTTCAGACAGCGAAAAATGGATCTCCACTGCCTTCGGTAGGTCAAGTCCCTGAAGTCGTAAGATCTGACCGTAATCGTACTGCCAGAGACCAGTTGTTTTTGCGTATTTGCTTTCTGGCTCAAATACTGCTGTAGTTATTTCCATTAATCAGCTCCTCCATTTCTTTTATCATAGTTCTCGACAGCAATGTGTATAATCGTGCCTTTCTTCTTTATTCTCATTTGCCAATGTATACAAACTGTGCGCCTGCCAGATTGTTTTGAGCCATTGTTACCCACGGGATATAGGTGATTCCACCGCCTTTCATAATAGTCATAGTACCTCCGCCACTCTGTTGAGTCACAATTATTTGCTGTTTTTCAGCCGGTCGCAAATTTTCAGGAATTGTTCCGGTAGCACACAGTACCCGATTTGCCCACGCTTCCAAAGTTGCTGTCTTTGTATTAAAATTAATTCTTCCAAATACTAGCCCATTCACTCTCTTGACATAAAACGTTATGCTCATTCCATCTACGGCACTTGTCAAATCCGTGTTGTAAGTAGCATCTACAGTATTTAATTTCTTTTTTATCGTTCCAAATAAGTCGCTCCATTTGAGCTTTTTCATAGTTGCTCCGTTGTTTGTAGCGATGGGGAATAGGTCTGTATCAGTGGGCTCAGTCGCGCTTGATAAGTTGACTATAGAATCTGTTTTTAATGATACTGCCATAACATCACGTTACTCCTTTCCTGTAGAAGTGTTAATTTCTTCCAATTTTTTATTTAACATGTCTATTTCTGCTTTTTGTTGTTTAATCATGGCAAACATAGCCGGAATCATGATACGTTCGTTCCAGTCTTCAACCTGTCCGTCAGTATGTCGAGTAGCCTCTGGAAAAAATCTCTCCACATCCTCAGCAATAAACATTGGAATGTATCTGCCTTCATTCTCGTCCCCTTTAACTAGATATCCCTCTTTGTATTTCGCCCACGTTGGTTCGATATTGTACCAGTTTTCAATTTCTTGCTCTGAAATATCGTTTCCAATGTCTTTATAGCGCTTTGAAGATGAAGATTTCAGCATTAATCTGTATTCTTGGAGCTCTCCTCCCCAGCATACTGTATTGGATGCGCTTGTATACTCCCATTGATCAACTGATGGAGCTTTCGTAAAAAAGCTGTCCTCTATTGAAGCATCCTTCACAGTAATACTCTCAAATTGCCCATGTAAACTTTCCTTATGAGTTCTATCAAACCATAGTGGAGGGTCAACTACGGTTCCGTCATCATCTTCAAAAGTTACAATTGTGCTAGAAAAAATAAGATTAGTTCCCGACTTTTTTATTGTTCCATAATATCTGGAAATACCATTTGCGGAAAAAACAGTTCCTGCAATTTCTTGTTCTGTTGTAGTTAAAGAAACAGACGTATCAAGAAAGAAAATTTTATCATATTGAATGATTCCAGAAACAAGTCCTTCTTCATCATATAATGTTTGTCCTCCGTTGCTTTGCTCAGACATTATATTTCCGTTCGCAGCGTATATTTGCAGAACACCGTTTCCGTTGTTTTTTCCGCCAAGTGCCAATTCACCGCCAAGTGCTGCACTGAAACTGATATATAGCTGATTGTTTTTATAGTATAAACCTTTCCATTTTCCATTGTCCGAAAGAATCTTTACTATTTCCGTCTGTGTAAGCGATGCGACATCAAGAGCAACCGAATACGTCTGCATATCCGCAATGCTCGTTTTAGCTTGATCAAGATAGCAAGTCACTCTAATCATTCCGCGTGAACCAATAATTTGAAGTGAAGAAGTTATTGTACAAGCGCCTGTAGCTTCTGTTTGGTTAAGTGTTATAGTCGTCCAAGTTTTTCCAGAATCAGAACTTCTTTCTGCTTTCCACCATCCTGCATAGGCTGTCTCTTCTCCTTGACCATCACGATAATATACGTTAACGGTAAGCTTTTCTGGAGTGACTTTTTTATCTTGCCCCATCAACAATATTTCCGTGTTTGCTCTAAGGTAGTACGTTCTTCCCGGAGGCCCGTCTTCTCCGCGCATTCTCGCCCATGTATATTTTTTGGGGTCTGTGCTGTCCGCCTTTTCGAAATCAGAATAATGACCGATGTAGATTCTATCTGTATCAGTTGTAGAAAAATCCACAGTTCCATCAATACTATTTGCGTAAGCTGTATGGATGTAAGAAGTTTTTCCATTTTCTCCTGGAATGCTGATGCCATCAGCTCCGTCTTTTCCCCGAAAACGACTCCAGATGTAATCGTTTGGATTATTAGACGGTGTTTCTGTGGTTTTATTGTCTGCAATTCCAACATAGATTGCTTCTGCACCTGGGCTATCAGTCATGTCAGAGCCATCAGGCATAGTTGCATATTTTCGCCACGTATATAATTGCTTTCCATTCTCGCCGATTCTTCCAACAGAATAAGCTGTCACAGGACTGCTTTTGCTGTATTTTGTGACAATTCTCGTCCAAATGTACTGTCCTTCTTTTGCGGACGGTGGCGTTGCGTTCCATTCTCCTGTAGGTGGAGTTGTTCCATTGTTGGACGCCTGATAAGTTACTTCTGTGCCGATAACTCCATTACCATCAGTTCCATTAGTTCCATTGGTCCCATTCTTTCCAATATAGGCAACGGAATATCCTGTGGTACTTGTTCCATCCGTGTATTCCGTAACGGTTTTTGTCCACAAGAATTTTCCTTCTTTGGCTTCTGGGACTGTATTTAACCATGTGCCAGTCGGAGCAGTTGTGCCCGATTCGGACACCTGATATTGGCTTTTCGGAGTGCCTTTGATTCCCTTTCCTGTATCTCCTGTTTTTCCGGTTTTCTGTTTAGACAGTGTGAATCGCTTAGTCACCGAAAGACTATTGAGATACGTTGTTTTGATGTCCACCCATCCATTATCGGCAGTTAACCCTGTTACCGTATAAGTATGAGTTGCTGCATTCCAGGAACCAGTTACACCGTCCGATTTTGTGACTGTATAGCTGCAGTCATTGGTAATGTTCTGTGTTCCATACATGACCGTTGCTGTTGTCATAGCTGTCGGGAATACCGGAATATTACCGTCTGAGTCAGCTGTGATCGTTTGCATGTCGTTCGACAGCTGTAAGGTCATATTCTTGGCAGATGCGATATTCTTGTCCATGGATTCCAGTTTTTTTGACAGTGACATTCCACCGATGGTTAATGTGTCAGGATCCATATACACAGACTTTTTGTCCATATCGACTTCGAATATGAGTTTCCCATCAGAGTCTTTTACTGTCAGTGTACCGGCATTAATCCACTTTGCGTTAATACCAATCACATTCAGTATGGCCGCAATCATAGTTCCGTCAACCAGCCATCCGGAATTCCAGGTCTTTCCACCGTCTGTTGACATTCCCCATCCTGCAGCGCTGAATTTCACTACGATTGTAGATTCAGACAATTCCGGTTTATCGCAAAAATAAAGAATGGTACTTCCGTCTTTCATTGTTTCATGGATTGGAAACAAACCATTCTTCGTTTTCATTACTTCCTGTAAATTATCGAATGCAGTGTCCCATTCTGTTTTCTGCTTTTTAAGATTCGCTCGCAGTTCCTTATAAACTTGAGTAGCCTGGCTGTATCGTGTACTTGAAAGGCGCGTAGGTGCTTCAGCTCCAGACATCAGATTCTGTGATGTATGTGCCGTATACTCTACATTCGTAAAGATTGTTTTGTGATATCTCTTTTTGGCGTCTGTCACAAGGGCAATATCGCCTGCTTCCCTCGCAGGATCCGCCGGTGTACTGATCGACATCGGGCGAAACTGTACCCCGTTTAAACGTTCTCCAAGATATGAAGCCACCGTTGCTCCACTGCCCTCCTGAATCAGCTTATTTCCGGAAACTTCCAAAACATATCCATTTGCCCCAGATTGATAAGTTATTTCTTCCGCGCTGTCATTTTCTTCCTCAGTCACTCGGATTCCAGTAATAACTACATCATCCGTCTGTATTGTTGATCCCGACAAAAGATCACTGATTTTCAAAATTTCATCAGCATTGTCAATATCTATTACATTTGTGCTGCCATTTTTTAGCAGTTTTTCTATGACCGTATCGATTTCCTGGCCTTCCGAATCTAATATCGCATTTCCATCAATATCGATCCAAATTGCATCTTCCTTTTGAACCCAGGTCGCTTCTAAAAGTTCCGTATCGTACCACTGTGCAGATAATTTTCCAAATCGATCAATCACAAAAAACTTGCACGCAATCTGGCCTACCCACTGCAATACCTGTCGGAAGGTCAATGCAGAATCGTCTGGGCGATTCTGCACAATATAGTTATCATTGTCAAAAGTTGCTGTATCCGATGCCAAGGTAACTCCGCAGCAGCTACAGGCATCCCGCACTATAGTTCCAAGAGTAGCCGGATATATAAGTTTGCTAAGAGAATATGACTGATCAAATTTAGCCATATCATCAAAAGCCTTTACAGATATTGAATTGCCTGATTCTTCTCCTGGTTCCGCTGTGTACTTGCCTTTATCCAGCCACTCAACGGATCCATCCAGTAATTCCAAGCCAATTTGTACGGTTATTACGGCACCGTTAAAATCATGATTGTCGAATCTACCGTCAATATTGTTTAGCTTTAGCGTCAGCTGCTGTGCTATTGCAGCACCCAGGTCAAAACTACTTGTATTTGATGTGCCTTCAGATATCTGAAATGTATAGATGTCCAGATCTTCCACGGTGTCACTGCTTCCATCTTGGAAGTTAATAACTACTTTATGATAAAATATTCCATATTCTTTCAAAGCTTCTTTGTAAGCTGCAGTTGTCTTTATCATCCTGTCACCTCTGTATAATGTCTACAGAAACGGACTTATACCAATATAGTCCGTCCCCAATGTCTCCCAGATGTTCTTTGCTCAGCGTACCTCGGTAGCTTTGTATCGTGATATCAATTCCATCATCACGAAATGAGAACGGAAAGAATCCTGGAACCAACGTATTTTTAATCGTTTTCACCTGTGCTTCTGTCAGAAACTCCCATTTAATGCTCAGATTTTTCTTCTGTGTAACCACTGCTCCAACCATCAGGCCCGCTAATGTACGCCCAGTATCAGATGTCCATATGATCTCATCATTTACGCTCAGTGATGTTGGTGCCGGAAGTGTAGTACTCCCGGACCATAATATTTTCTTTGCCATATTACTTCACCTCCACTGAGTTGTATCTAATGTCCATGGCTGCTTTCGCTTCCTGTGTTGCTTTTGCAATCTGAGTAGAATCCAGATAGAATCCCATATCTGTCAGTGCCGCAACGATTCTCATCACGGCACGATTTATAATTGCTTCCAGTTCCGCTTTACTTACGCCAGTTCCGCCTGCTGCCAATGCTGCTTCAATTGCCATCTTCTTCAGTTTATCTTCCGGAGCTACAACTTCACCCTGATGCAGGTTGTCACCGATCATGGCCAGCTGTGGTGTATTTGGCTTCACATAACCACCATTCGCCAGATGAGGGATGGTTGGAACCCTAGGAAGGGACATTCCATAATGGCCATAATGTCTCGTTCCGGTAATAGGATTCGTAAAATCATAGCTGAAAGAAAATGCACTTTCTATCGCAGACAGTCCGGAATTGAGTTTGTTCATCAAATTATTAATGATGTCAATCACAGCATTCAGTGGAGTCTTTGCCAGCGTCACAAGAGAATCAAAAATCCCTTTAAAGACATCTTTGATTCCGGACCACGCCTGTTTCCAGTTTCCATGAAATGTACCTTTTATGAAAGTTATAATTCCATTAAAGACCGTCTTGATATCTCCCCAAATACGCTTCACGGATTCCAAAAATGTGTTCAGAACTGTCCCCAATGTGCCAAAACTCTGTGACCAGTCTGTCTGGAAAATTCCCTTCACGTAATCAATGAATGGCTGGAAAATATATTTCTTTAAGAAATCGAAAATTGATCCTGCAATCGTCTTGAATCCCTGCAAAATTTCTTCAATTCCCTTCCAGCACATACTGAAATCTCCTGTAAATACGCCAGTGCAAAAATCAATAAAGCCACTCAGAATATCAGTAATTCCCTTAATCACATCACCTGCAACTGCCAGAAGATCTAGAATAAGCTCTCCAAGGCCTCCAATGATCGGTCCAAGAACCGGCATTACATTGTTAATTATCCATTCGTTACATGGAACCAGTGCTGTTTCCCATAATGCTTTTAGATTCTCAAATACTTTACCAAGCAATTCAAGAATTCCATCCAGTGCCGGCTGAACATGTTCCTTCCATACAGAGCTGAATTTATCTGATATATAGTCCAGATATGGTGAAAGATATGTATTATAAGCATCAAGGAATGTTCCAAGGATATCCGATATACCTTGTGTGATGGAGTCAACAAAGGGTTTGAAATACTGATCATAAACTGAATTGATTTTGTCGAATGTATCAGTAAAACTCTGTGAAAGAGCATCAAACGTAACTCTCCAACGTCCAAGCATGTTCTCCAGTGTTTCGGAGATCTTGTCTGTATTCTGGATGACCGGAACAGTAAAAAGTGATACAAAGTCTCTTTTGAATTTAACTGCCAAATCTGCAGCTCCAAGAAATCCATCTGCAAATACCTGAATGATATCTGCAGTGATCGCCTTGGCATCGTCGCTAGAAAATATATCGAAGATATCCGCCAGAGCAACACTAAAATCTCCTGAAAGTTTCGCGATTTCACCGGTTGCATCGAACAGTGAAACAATACGCTTTTTGATATAACCTTTGCTTTTCGCAAGGTATTTATCAACACCGCCAACAAGATTATCTACCAGCGTAAGCCCGATTCTAGCTGTAGAACCGGTAATCTTGCCAAAAGCAAGAGCAATATTATTTGCACATCGATTCGCCGCATTTACAACTGCAGTATCTGTGAAGATCTCTTTCAGATTCTTACCAATATTCCTTACGGATTTATTGATGGAATCTATCTTTTTCTGGGAATCGCCAAATCCAATCTGGAATCCTTTTTTGAACAGCTTCGCAAGTTCCTGGCAACGTTTCTGCAGAGCAGATAACTTCTCATCTGTCTTATCGATGACTGTATCGCCATCAGCAAGTTTTCCATAATCAACTCCATTCCCTGCCGTTCCTGTACTGCCTGTCGATGGTGAAGTCCCTGAAGATGATGTACTGGACTGTGAATCAAGTTTGTTGATCTGGTCGAATCCCATAAGGGATTTCATTTTCTTCGCTGCATTCTGTGCTGCTTTGCCAGCTTTATTGGTATTGTTAGTCAGATTGGAAGCTGCATCCGAAGCACTATTGAGGCTGTCATCTGCATCTGCTGCCGAAGCAGCTATCTCTGATGCACCGTTACTGCCGCCATCACTGGCTTTATTCCCTGTGATCAGCTCCGTAAATGCTTTAAATGCATTCGCCAGCGTAGCAAGTTTACCGATTGCAATGTTGATCACCTTGATTACCGGAGTAAACAGATTGATCAGTCCCTGGCCGATTGTTGCCATGATGGACTGAGTCTGCAGACTTAAGATTCTGCACTGGTTAGCCCACGAATCAGATGTACGAGCAAAATCCCCCTGTGCCGCAGATAACTGGTCCTGAACGAATTGATATCGTAGAGCTACTTTTTCCGCCTCAGTCATTGCCGAGGTTGTCTTACCAAAGCCATTTGCCATGGCATAGGAATCAAGAGCCGTCTGTGTCATTACGACACCGAGATCTTTCAGCGATTCCGTCTCACCAGTAAAGACCGATTTCAGCTTTGTATAAGCCTCATCCTGCGATAAATTGTAAAAAGATGCTACATCACCAGCCAGACCAGTCAATGTTGTTCCCATGTCATAGGCTTGTTTTTCGGAAAATCCGAAAGCTTTCGCCATGGCACCGAATGTACCGGTGTACTGTTTCGCCATGGTCTCTGACAGACCAAAGCTCTGTGCGGCACTCTTTGCAAATTCATCGACCTGTGCGGTCATCTTCGGAAAGGTAACATCTACAACGTTCTGAACCTCTGCGAGATCAGATCCCAGTTCCAGGCACTGTTTTCCGAAATCAACCAGTTTTTTAACACCAAAAGCTGCTGCAAGTGTGGCGCCTGCCTTTTTCGCTAGGCCAGTTATTCCAGCCATCTGGCTCTCAAATTGATTTTTATTTACAACCAGATCAAGTCCAATCTGGCCAATACTTGTAGCTGACATATATACCACCTGCCTCTGTCACGAGGACATCGGCACAGTGGCACTACTTGTCCTGGTTTATTTTTATCTCAAATTCTTTCTTGCAGTGCCTTGCCTGACACTTAAAAAAGACGCCCCGGCATCTTGCATCCGGGGCGTACTGTACTTTCTGCTCATGTCCGCAAAAAGGGCATTTTACTTTTAATCTTTCAATTTTTAATCACCTCCAAGGCCTGCCATGCGCATAAATGCCATTTTCATCGCATCAAGCTGCGCATCCATCTGTTCTTTTGATGTATGATTTTTAATAAATTCTGCATGTCTTGATTTCCATTCATTGCGGATCCGATGCTGTTCTGGTGTAAAATTCTCCAGATACTCTTTACGGTCTTCTGCACGAACAGAAACAATCCTTCCAAGAGCCGTATCCGGAGCAATGCCGACAAGAAGGTCTCTGAACTCTTCCCACTTCATTCCTTCCGGAAGCTCTCTGGATAAACGAATCCCGTACTGTGACTGAAAAGATGATATGATCAAATCAAAGTCATCTATCAGATCATAGTACGGGTCACTGTTCTCCCTCGTTTTCTCCCATTACTAAATCCATGGCAGACTGAATAATAGTCATCAGGGAATTTGCTGAAAGCTTCTTTCCGTCTTTTTCCATCTTGCAGATCTTCTCCACATCTTCCGGAGAAAAAATAAGATCCAACGCCTCTCCTACCGCCTGCAGTTCAGAATTCTCTGCAAATACTCCCATCAGACGGAGCATCGTCTCTGCGTCTGATCTTACTTCTACCTCCAGATCTCCGATCACAATGACCGGATTGGAGTCAAAATTCAGTTTGTCTGTAATGTTGATTTTTTTCGCCATTTTTCTATCTCTCCTTTTTTCCACGCAAAAAAATCCCAGGATTACACTGCTGGTACTAAAGTTGGCTTGCCATTGCTGATCACGTCAAATTCCAGTGCGCCTACATTTGTAGCATCGCCGCCACCGCAGTTCTTTACATCAAACACAGCGTTCGCCCATGATACGCTCGTACCATCCGGGAAAATCCACTCAAAATACCCTTCTGCGTCATGTCCATTCTTGAACTGTTTACCTGCTACAAAGTCGTTTCCGGTATCTCCGATGTTTCTCTTGCCGTTAAGCGTAATAGTAAGGGCTTTGGCTGTCATTAATGCTCTCTGCCATCCTTCTGTATCCATTGGAGTCCAAGTTTCTACCCCATTGGAAAAAGACGGTGAGAAGGTCTCCAGATCTGCTACAGTTGTAGCGGATTCTTTATCTGCGCCAAGCTTAAACTGATTGGCTGATACAGGAAATACGTTAGTTGTTTTTCCTGCAAACTTCTGAAGATTCATTTTCATTCCTTTTTACCTTCTTTCTTCTTCTCAAAAATAAAAGCCCCTTCAATCACCATTTCATAGATGCCGGCATCATCTGTACCAACGTCCTGAACTGGATAAAGGGGTTGAAAAAACTTAATCGTTTCATTGTTTACACTTGCATCTCTCATAATTCTTAACTTCTCAAACAGCTCTGCAGCCGCTTTTTCTGTATCTCTTGGAGATTTATTCCAATGCACCAATATAGTCACGTATTTCTCGCCGTAGCCTTCCAGTGCTGGTCCTCCAAGTGCTGTATGATATGCATGCTGATGTTTACTGTTATAGACACCAACGGATTTATCTTCTTTATTCGGAAGTTTCCCCATGTACACATGCTCTGAGATACCAAGAGTTTCGATGTAATCTCTTATATCTGCCAGTGTCATCATATTCTTGTCAGTCTCCTGTAAATTTCTTTGAATGTTTTGGCTGCAAAATCAGCTTCTTTGCCACCTGGAAGCCAGTCTGTATACCATTTGCCTCGTGCATTCGGATTCTCTCCTGTCTGGAAGTGATATTCCGGATGGAAATACAGGCGACGGGCATAGGGCGTGCTGGATATGATTGATACTTTTCCGTGCTTACTTTCTGACTTGTCCAGGAACGTACTCTCATCCTGCAAGTGTCCAGTATCTCTTGGAAACACCTGCGCCTGATCGACTTCTGTATGCAATTCTTCCGCAGTCTGCTCCAGAGCCGTTATCTGTGCATCTGTCAGTTGTCGGATCTTAGGCAGATTCAGTTTTATCACGGAATTCACGTTGATCAGATTACTCATACCAGCATCACCTCCGTATAATTCACGGATCCATCCGGATTCCTTGCCTTTGTCCCCTGTTCGATCCGTCTCTTCGCTCCAAAGATCAGAGCAGATCCACCAGAGATAACCGGCAAATCTGGACAGATGTCACCCGGAAACAGCGCCGTGCCGGTAATCTGTGTCAATTTCTTCTCTGCTGTCAGAACTGTTCTTGCTTTGTCCTGGTAATTACACTTTCCGGAATACTCTATGGCCTTAAGTGGTTCTCCGTACTCGTTCAAACCTTCTCTCTCAAAGCTACAGGTGATATCTGTCTTGCAGAGCCTTTTAGGGACTAAACATGGATATCTCATGTGATCACCTCGCTAACATACAGCATAATCCAGTCTGCTGTAACAAAGCGTACACATCTCGCTTCATTGCCACACCTTTATCCGTAAATACGTTCCAGCTGCTGCCGAACTGAGCGGATACTCCATTGATGCTGTATGAAGACAGCACACTGTTGATCTCGTCTGCATTCTCATACTCGAAGTCAGCCTGCATGCATACGACTTCCCTGATGATTTCCTGCTGGTATGCTGTAAGATTGGAAAATCCCTGACCCACAATGCGGTTGTGGGTCAGGGAATCAATATGCCTGGATGCCTGTTTCAGTGCTTTTTGCAGATTATCTCCGGGGATGGTGTCACCCTCATGCTGATCCAAGTAATAATCTTCGGTTACGTACGATTTATAAGCCATGCAAAATCACTTCCTTGTGCGCTTCGTCTTCGGTACTTCAGCCTGTTCCTCATCTGCTGTTTCCATCTGATCTTCTACGCATGACGTGTCTACTGTTGCTGTTTCTACTTCTTCAACTTCATATCCATGGTCTTTAAACCACTCGATCAGGTGCGGATCTTCCGTCTCTCCAACACCATTACAAAACGGAACAGATGCGGACATACCTGTATAAGTCTTGACCGGACTGAAAATTTTCATATCACTCGCTCCTTATTTTACTTTGATATTTCTAAATACACCGGCCGCCTTTGATGCTTTGAGTGCAATGGCTGCATTCATTTCGACTTCACCTTTTTTCACTGCTCCTGCAGTAGAGAAATCAGGGAGCCATGTCTGTACCGGTGCCACTCCTGCAAAAGAAACAGCATGGAGTCCGTCCATTGCAAGACGTGCCACATAAAGAGACGTGGTTCCATCATCCCCTTTAATCGGTACCACTTCATCATTAGTTCCCGGTTTGGTCTTCAGGTCAACAAACGGGATGCCTCCATAGCTCTCTACCTGATTGCCCCAGTTGTCTTTTGTAACCTGATACATACTTGCCCGTCTTGCACAAGCTCTGAGTTTGGAAATCAGCTTATTATTACCAGCAATAAATGTCGGTGTTCCATCAAGGCCGCCCAGAAATTCATCTAGCATATCAAGGAAATACTGATAGTTCTTTGTTACCAGCTCTGAGGTAGACAGATCAATGCTTCCTTCAGTGTTGTACTCTGTTGAGCTTCCGGTAAGTGCTTTATCCAGACCGTCAAATGCTTTCGTATCCTTTGCAGTATCTCCATTGATGAATGTATCATTAAACAGCGCCTGTGCGGCCTTAATCTTCTGCGCCTGCTGCAATTCAACTTCATTTACAATACCGCCCATGTTTGCAATCACACGGTCAATCTCATAAGCCCCACCAAAGACTTTAATTTCTACTGTATATGGTTCCTTTGTTACTTCTGAAGACGTGTATTCTGTATTAATCGCACGAAATTCAGCTTTTGGCTGCGTTTTCAGACGCACATAGCTGTAAGACGGTGTTGCACCGCCTCCTGTCGGAGATACTGCATCATCAAACGGGATATGTTCCAGAATAAAATTTGATTTCTGGAATTCATCAATAACTCCCATCTGAAGGTCATCCTGCACGTTTTTCTTTGCTTCTTCAAGTGTAATTGCCATAATTATTTACCATTCCCTTCTGCTCCCATATTTAATCTGGCAGCGATTGCTTCTTTCATACTTAAAGGTCCTTCTTTTCCAGAGCCTTCGTCTTTGTGATTTCCCAGTGGGAAGAATCCTCTTCTCTCAGTCTGTTTCTGTTCCTGCTTAAAGAGGAACGGTTTGCTCTCTTTCAATGCTTTTACCTGTTCATCCAGACCGGTAACTTTTCCATCCTCTCCAAGGATCAGCTTCTTACGGTCAACCAGTCCCGCTACCAGATCGCTATCCTGTGCAGATGAGGCAATTGCCATTTTGATTGCATTGGTCAGTTTCAAATTCTTCAGTTCTTCCTGATGTTCTGTTTCTTTCTGCTGATTCTGTGTCTGGAGATCCGCAATCTGCTGTTTCAGGGCTTCATTATCCCCTGCGGATGCTTTTAACGTCTCCAACTGGGCCTTATAGTCATTTGCCGATGTTTCCAACTGTTTGCGTTCCTGTTCTGTCGTATCATAAGTTTCTTTTGATACGTAGCCTTCCAGCTCTTTCGCAGAAGCATCTGCTGCTTTCTTTGCCAGGCCCTTCTCAATTCCAAGGGCTTCAAACTGTTCCTGTGTCATGCTGCTACTCCTTTCTGGTAGTTTTTCGTCATTCCGGACATAAAAATAAGACGCTTAACCCTGCGCCTCAATGGGGGATTTGGGATCACCGCCTTTCGAATCGATAACCTCTGCGATCTTCATTCTTACCAGGTACTCTGCCCTGTCCTTGGATACTGTTAATGTATCACCGACAGACCTGAGCTTCAGATCATTTTCCTTGTCATAGAAATCATGAATCACTCTGATCTTCACTATTTTCACCTCCCCTCATTGCGCTGGTGCAAATTAGAAAAGTATTGCATCTTTACGAATATTGCTGTAAAATAAACATAAGATATCTAAAATAAGAGTCATTCCTAGTACCCATAATCCGGAAGGATTGTACAAGTGAATGGCTCTTATTTTTTATTTCTTTTATACACTCCAATAATTCCATCATCTTTGTATAATGCAATCTGATCTATAAAAGTTAAATGTGTTGACCTAAACAAATCTTTTATTTGTTGTTGTATTTCATCTTTCGGTAATGGGCAATCTGTAATGTCGAAAATAAAGCATCCCGCCTGTCGTTTTTTCTTTTTGACTGCATTGTAAAAAACGTTTTTACCAGCAGTGCTTATTGTTTTCAGATCCCAGCTCATATCGTCAATCTTAAAATCTGGTGTGGATATTCCTTGCGGATATACAATTCTTGGAACCATCTGAATTTTCTTTCCATATTTTTCGGCAATATTTTCAGCTACTTTCTTTTCATGTGCTGAATAATCCAGCAGTATATTCTTGCCATCTACTTTGTATTTTTCTTTTCCGACTATATATTCTTGCAAATCCGTTACCTTGCCAACACATTTATCTTTTTCGCACCATACAGAAGTAATATTTTCTGGAATTCCTAAAAATTGTTCTCGTCGTCTTTCATCCAGATATTCCGCGGTATCCATATTACCAGTACGCATCCGCACATGTTTCCACCGATTTTGCATCTTCTCATACTGTTTCTGATTCTCTGGATCCAGTGAGAAATCCGCAAGTCTTCCAAATCTCTTTTCCTGACGTTCAGCATATTGCTGTTTCGCTTCCTGTTTCGCTGTATCCTCAATATCAGAAATCTCTTGCTTGTTATATTTAGGATCTACTTTCGTGATGCCCGGAAAATATGTAGTATGAGAATCTTTGCAACGTGGATGATAAAGCCCTGCTGCTATTGCAGATGACATCAGCGGGTATTTCCCATCTTTTCGACTGCCACCGCTCCACACATCGTCAATCAAAATTTTTCCCACAAACGGAAGGCACTTCGGGCACGGGGATCCTCGCTTGTTCATGATTACAAGGTGCAATCCCCACTGCTGCCGCATCTCGCCTTCCCCTTGCAAATAAGCCCTCTTGCTCGCTGTCCGGATCGCCATATCTGCATAATCAGCAAGTGTATGTCGTGCTCCGTTGGTATATTCCACACAATTCAGTCCAGCAGAAAGGAAATCCTTTGTTGCCATGTCTACGGCTTTCTCATAGGTACCTGCACCCGTATTGGCATACACTTGAGCATTATAAATAATCTTGCGGTACTGGTCATTGGCCATTCGCAGCACTGCTGTTTCTGCTTTCTGCATATCGGAAGTAGTGGCATCAATAAGAGCATTCAGTTTCCGGTCATTGACCTTGAAAAACTCCGCTGTACCGCCCTTTTTGATTCTCTTTGCCTTGAATCCGTTCTTGATCTCCTCCAGGATCCTTTTCTCCTGGTTCATGCCACCTTCAGATCTTGCAAGGCTGATCAGCGCTGCAATCTGCTTATTGATATTACGGAACTGCTTTCCGTATTTCTTTTGATTGTCGTGCTTGTATTTTTCCAGCGACTTCAACATCTCTGTCTGCCACATGGACCAGTGTTTCTTTTCATCCGTCTCTTCCTGCTTGTGATTCTCGAAGTTCCTGATCATAGACGCGATTAATTCATTTTCAATGGCTTCAAAAGCAGCACCGATATCATATTGATTATTTAGCTTTGCCATTTGACCATACCTTAAAACCCTGTGATCTAAACTGTCTAGTCAACTCTTTCAGCTTCGTAATGCTCTCACATTTATCTCTCCGGAGTTCTGCGTAATCAGCTTTCTCCACTGCGTAGATTCCCATCGGCACCTGCTCCTTTGCTATTTGAAGCATTCCCTGGTATTCCTTTCGGCTCATTCGGTACATTCTTGGTCCTACCTTTACCCGCATCACCTTCACCGCCTTCCAGATTTACGTGAAAATTACCGGCATCCAGATTAACTGCCGGCTCTTGCATATCCTGTATGCCTTGTTCGATCTTCAACTTTTCGACTTCTGCCTCTTTTTCCTTATCTGTCCAGGTATCTCCATACAGCTGATCTACAGATGTTTCAAGGCTCATGATGCCGTATTGTTTCGCCTTCCCCACTGTGTCCACTGTAGTTCCGAAATCTGGAGAAGCATATTCTCCAAACTTTACTGTTGGTTCATATTTTCCCGGAAGTTTTCCGTACATCAGATCATAAGTTTGCATGATAACTGTGAATAATTCAGGAAGCGCTTCGTTCAAAGCATCAACAATCTTATTTCGGACATGAAGCGTAACTTTTTCTTTTTCTCTCTGTGAGTCCGCATTATCAGTCTTTTTCAGATCAATGCCGAGAGTCGATGGTGACATAATCCCCTGTAACACCATATCGAGGAAATTACTGTAACTGTTTACATAGGCTTCATAGGAAATCTGTGGCTGCGATATCTCAACCTGCTGATTTGCTTTTTCGCTCATATTGTCGCCTAAAGCAATAAAATCATTATCAAACGGGTTTGCCGGCATCAGTTTGCCCGTGTCCGGATCACGTGGAATAAGATTGTCCGGGATATACCGTTTGATTCTTCCCATACGGATTGCATCCATCCACTGGCTGATTACTTCATCCAGTCCGTCCAGAACGTCTGTTTTTCCTTCAAATAGTGCTTTTCCGCGATTCTTATATTTCGTGGATTCCAATATTTTCAGGGGAACAGCCAGCATGATATCGCCTTCAATCCCCAGATCATACAGGTGCGCCGTTTCCGGCAGCTGATTTAGTGGAACTTCTTTTCCGTAATCATCATACAATTTGTATTTGATATATCCGTGTCCGTAAGTTTCTTCCAGTCTGAGATCTTTTTTACCGTTCTTATATGTCGTGTAAAACTTAATTTCCTGCAATTTCGAATGTACATACACGTAGTCCACGTTTTCCGCATCATAAAACTCTACGATCGGATACTCACTGCAGGAATCTGCCGTAATCTTAAAAGCTCCGTCTCCTGCTGCCAAAGCTCCCGTTATTGCTTCTCCAATTACATCATTAAGTTTGCTTTTTTCATAAAGCTTATCCCACAGTTCATTAAGTGATTTCTGGTTTTCTCCGAAGTCTATAGAATCCATGTCTGCCAGAACAATGTCTTTATAGCGATCCACAACAGTACCAACAATACCGCTGTGCATTTTTCTGACATTTCCCTGTGCATGAGCAGCCCAGAAGCGGGCTTTTTCCACGTCCCACCTTGCAGTCTTCTGAAAATACTGTTCTAACTCTGCGCTGTCACCACGATACCAAATTTTATTTCTTAGTACATTTTCCCGGAACGTATGTGGTTCTATAATCGTTACTGTTCTGTCTCTTGCCGGTTCTATCTTAAAAATCCGAGCAATAAAGCTTTGAAGTCGGTTCATTCTCTCACCTCTTGTATATTTTGCTCTGGTATGGGATCCATCCATACTGTACAGAGTTCACCATATGGTCATGTCCATCTTCCGGAGTATTGTCTTTATCTTCTTTCCAGCTATATGTTTCCAGTTCGCTGATATAGGTCGGACATGTATCCAAAACGTAAAAATTAGGTTCTATGCCTGTAGCATCATCAAAAGCCAGCCAGCCAAGCTGTGCGTTGATACGGTCAATGATCTCCATCTGCTTCCATGCATCATTGAGTGTGTAGATACAACCATTTCTGCGCTTATATTTATTCCACTCCTGCATAGTTGCCTGATCAGCACTATCCAGAAACACATTTCTTGCAAGTCCCCATTCTTTCCGATTTCTGTCCAAGAAATCAATCAGATTCTTAACTGTGTCCGATGGAGCTAATGGCGTATCCAACTCAGCGTTGCTGTATACTTTTTCGTCCAGAACAATACATTTTCCTTTATTGGTGATTCCTAAAAAAGAAAAAGCAATCGTATCTGGAGATTTCTGGGAATACGAAGTATCCACTGCTGCCGACAGCCACATGAAAAACTCTTTTTTCTTTCCTTCTGGATTCTGAATAAATTGTTTCGCCCATTCTTTCGTTCTTACGTGATGCGCACGATCAAAATTGCTGAATACCAGACCGGTTGCTTTTCCTCTCAGCCCCTCGATCTTGTTTTTCCAGATCTTTGTTCCCTTCGGAGTATTCTGTATGATTCTCTCTTTCTTTTCTTCCGAAAGGCCCGCATTATCGTCAAAAGAAAAGAACCAATGGACCCAGCCGGGTTTTGGTTCTTCTTTCAGCTCATCTTTAATTTCCTGTGGAGTACTGTCCGCCCACTCCGGAAGTGGCCTGGCGCAGTTGATATACTCTTTGTATACATCAAGACTCGGATCATCTGGATTAAGCGTTGCCATCAGATAATCACAGCGCATGGATGCCTCACGGACAAATTCTATGTTTGCAGTGTTGATCTCATCGATATACAGGCATCCATACTGACCGCCGAGGGCATCCTTCCACTTGCTTTTGTTTCCATATCCGACCACAAAAATGATTTTATCCCCGCCGGATGTATGGAACAGAATGTGTGGCATCTTGTATTCTCCGGATCCATTTCCTTTGTACTCAGTCAATATTCCGAAATCATCCAGAATGCCAAGGTCTTTCTGAATAATGTTCTTCTCTGCTGCTCCCGTGTCATCTGCTGCCAGGATATGCAGTTTCTTCGGTGATTCAGCAACCTTCAGCATGAACTTAAACAGCCCTACTGTCGTTTTGCCAGCTGCAGTTGTGCTAACCCTCCAGGAATTCTACTGGTGCATTACATTTCAAAAATGCTTTGTATTTATCAGATAATATTAATCTTTCAGAACTCACGGAGCTTAATCACCCCCTCTTGATATAACAAAAGAGAGCGATTATTCGCCCTCTTTGTATCTCCACAAAAATCCATATGCACTTTTACATTTACCTCTAGCGCACCTACTTATCAATCTGTCCTTTGTTGTCCCTTCTCCAAACAAAAATCTGGCGGCCTCATTGCAATTAACATGTTCCTGTAAAACTTCACCAGTATCTATGCTGATTTGTAATACAGGTCGTGTCTGTCCCAGCACTTGATTAATCATTTGCATTTTCTGGCGATATTGTCTTGTATTATGAGCCGCATTGCTTTTAACCCGAGATTTTTTATTCATTTCTGAATAATCCGGAGTCATTAAACCCGTCTTGATTGCATGCATTGTATTTTCTCTATTTGTTACCCATTCTAAATTATCCACGCAATTATTGATTTTGTTGCCATCAATGTGATTAACACATTTTTTTCCTTCAATTGGCGGAAGAAATGCTTCTGCAACCAGTCTATGTACATGAATTACCGTGGGTTTTTCATATTTAACATGACCTTTCCGTAGGTTCACACGCAAATAACCGTTTGTACTTTTTCTTGTACTTAAGATTTTTTCAGAATCATTATTCTTTATTCTTCCTAAATTACTAACAGCATATCGTTCGAAGCCTGAAATGCTCTTCCAAATCTCAGGGTCGTCCATTTAATTCGCCCCCCCCCGCTTCATCTCTGCTTTAGCAGCTTTCATTCCTTGAAGATATCCCAATCTAAAAGAACAACAAATTGTTTCAAAACTGCCACCATACACTTCGTGGATTTCTTTTACATTATTAACAGTCATATCGTAGTGGGGATTAATTTGTCCGATCATCAAATTTGCTTTCTGTACAGCATTTTTTATTGGCATAATAAAAACTCCTTTCAAATTTTTGTTCTTGAAAGAAATTCCCATCTGCATTATAATATTTACAGAAGGAAACTTCTGGACAAACAGTCGTGTGTGCTTTGGTCGGTGCTACGACTGTTTTACTTTTTATCCAACATTTTTATTCCTCTACTAATTGCTTCTGTCTTATTCACTTTTTCTCTTTCGCAATATTTTTCCAAAATTTCTTTATCCGAATCACTAATCCGAATACTAATTTTATTTGGTCGAGGATTATCTGTTGGTCTGCCGGTTCGTGGACTCATTATTTCACCTCTTTTTTTGTCTGGCATAATTCTATTATATATTATGTCTGGCAAAAGTCAAGTTTTATTTTTCACTATCCACCACCACGCATCTGTTCCAGAATGTCATCAAGTTTCTTCTTTTCATCTTCCAATCCGGAAACCTCCAGTCTGTCCCTAAACATTCCAAGATGACGGCCAAGAAGCTCCAGTGCTTTTTCTTTATCATTCAATTTCAGTTCAATACCAAACTTGCCTTCTTTTATTCCGGCAATGGCTTTAATCTGCTGTTCTGTCAGTCCTGCCGTGTCTTTTATGATCACGCATCCGTCTTTTACCTCTGCAAAATCAGTCGCCCTGGCAAAAGCAATGGCTGCCAGCTCTTCTAGAACCCTGTCCTGTGTTATTTCTGTGCGTTTCTGGCGGTCCTGCATCCTTTTCTGGATATAATCTGCAACCTTGACATTTCTCAACATCCTGCTGCCGGCCTGAGCCGCTGTTTCATCCTTCTTCACGGCCGGATATGCTACCTTGTAAGCCCTTGTGGCATTCAGGTCTATCAGATACTCATCTGCAAAAATCTTCTGTTTTTTCGTCACTCAGGCTCACCTTCTTTCTTTTATTCAAAAATACAGTCCTGCCAGCATCATACACGACAGCCGATTGCTACCGTGACGAAAGGAGGTGCAAACGCTTACATACAGTGAATCCATGCCTAAAGTATGTATGCGCTGGTGCTGTGCACGCTGTACGAAAATTGGCATTAGAAAAGCACCCCGAAGGGTGCTCTGCGTAAGTTTATTATATTATCCATTTCTATAGGACTACTTCAAATGGATATGTCGCAAATAAATGCTCATTTGTAAATTCATTATCTCTTTTTTTATTATCCATTTGATCTACCCTAGCAATTTCTGTTTTATCTGTAAATCCATATACTTTTAACTCATATGCTCCAAGTCCTGGAAATTTGATTCCATTAATCCTACTGCTAACCATATCTATGTATCCATTTTCAACGGTATTATTTTCAATAGTGTTGTTAGAAGAATTTGTTGCGTCTACTTTTCTTTCCAATCTTATTTTTCCGGCATGAGCTCTTTTTATTTGACTTCCAGCTTCAATTTTATCTATACAGTAAAACAAAGCTAACTGGTTACCAACATTTAGCCCATTAATAAACGTCACCATATAAAAAGGTGGTGTAACATCTTTATCCATTTTAATCTTATTAAATATTTGTTGAACATTTCCAGTTTCCTCATCACAATATTTGCATAGGACAACATTTATATTCCACTTCTCATTCACAATAAAAGCCTCCATAATCGTATTTAATGAAATTCGTAATCCCCTGGCAAGTCTTTTTCTACAGTAAGACTTGTTTCCTTGTTTTCTTTTGAAAAGTTATCTACTTTTTCACTCATACTATCTATTTTTCCCTGTAACTCAATTATACTTCGATTTATATCTTCATTTGCAGAAGTAATATTTTCAACAGCTTTGTCCAATTTACGTGTTGTATCTTCCATTTGGTTTCGCATTGCATCTGTCTTTGCCTCACCTGTTATACTCATTATAATTGCAAGTACAGATAAAATAATAGATGTAACAGTACTAGCAAAAGATATCCAATTAGAAAACTCTGGTGAATTTGCGGCCCCTGTTGCCAGTAACAATACCACAATACCTAGTGCTATGCCAGATATATATCTGCTATGTAATGTCGTTTTCACACACTTTAATCGCATCTCATATTCCGTATAATTTTCACAAGGACAAACTTTATTATCTTTGCATCCAAATCCAAAGAAACACATGTTATTTTCCCCCTATAATTTTATATAGAATAATACCTCAATTATGTATTTTTTACAACTGTTTACACATAAAAACGTCCCATATTTCTACAGGACGCTTCGCAAAAATGTATGTAGTTTGGAATATGCTTTTCGGAGAAGCGGGGAAAGAGCCGCCGGCCTTTAAGCCTTTGGCTACATTCTCATCATACAACGAAATTACCGAAATATCCGAAAAATCGTCATGTAATTTTCATTTTTTTCAGATAAGCATCCCTGATACACACCCTCGGATAATCCTCATTGTGCGGCATGCCGATCTGCTTCGCAATCGTCTTCCACGTCATGTTCTGTTTGTAGAACATCCGGAACACGCATCTGGTCTGTCCGTCCTTGATGTCATCAATCCACTGGTCCATGGCCTTGACCTTTTCTTTCTTGCGCTCCAGAATCTTCTCCCGCCGGTCATACTTCTTCTGATCAAAACCGACAACACTTTGTGGTCTGGGATAACCGGTCTGGTAATCGAAGATCGTATCATTCCCCAGTCCTGCCTCCGTGTTCTTCATCATCAGGAGTTCCAGCTCCAACACCGGTATCTCCTGTTTCAACTTCCGGTACCGGTCCAACATATCTCTGGTTACTTTAATCCCCATTACACAACACCTCTCATCATCATTTGCAGCTGTATGTATGACGGTGCTGTGCGATATCCCTTATCGTCTTTCAGTAACACACAATACTTGTACAGTTCAAGAACGATATAGGTTCTCTGAATTTTTCTGGCCGGCTTATGCTCTTCTCTGTACATTTCAGTAAGTACAATCTTCTGACCGCGTTTCAAGCCATGTTCCTTCTCACGTAACTGCTGTAATTCTTCCCAGTGGGTATTCTGCATAGCCTGTCCGGAAGTCGGATCCTGATACCCCTCGTGATTTTTATATGCCATCTACTTCACTCCTAACTAAGAAATTTATTGATAAAATACTGCTGTCCCTTTCCAGTTACTTTCGTTGTTCTGTTGATTCTCACAGAACCATCAGGATTATTCACCGTACTCTCTTTTATTTCAAACAGACCAAGTTCCATTGCCTTCTGAGTCGGACTGTTCCAGTCAGATCCTTTACGTTTAATCAGATAACCCTTTTCACGCAGCCATTCAAATAAACGTTTCTGCCCAATATCAATACCATTCTGTTTCAGCATCTTTGCCAAATCTCCAATCAGAACAGAAGTATGACTGGTTGACACTGCATCTGCAAAGATTTCTTTAGGACGCATACGCTGCACATCTTCCATAAGCACGGTGTTACTGGATTTCAGTTTCTCTATTTCTTTATCAGCCATCTTTAATGCTCTTGCAAACACCTGCTCCGGAGTGTTCCATGCTTTTTCCAGATCTAAGAAATACTGGCGATACTGCTTTCCTTTTTCGGAACGCTGGATCATACAGATCTGCTTTGCCATGTCTACAGAAATCTCATAATCAACGGCTGGTCTACCTCCTGTACTTTCGCTCATTTTTGAGCAAAAGTCTTTTTCTGCTTCAAAACCATATTCTGCCATGCGAGGAAACCAATCTTTAAATGCGGTTTTTATCTCAAGCCCGGCATGTAAATCTCTTGCTGATACTGTTGGTGTTTCTGCTTCATAGTTGATTTTAATTAATTCGTTCATTTATGCTTTCTCCTTTTTTCTCTTGATTTAAAATGTGGAGTACCTTATACTTATCTTCACAAGGTACTCCTTGTGTTTAAGACAATCCTCTATGCGGGTCAGGCAGTTGCGGATTGTCTTTTTTTACGTCTCTCCAAGCGTTTTCCCTGTATTACTCCGTACTGGAAAGCTTTGTACATTGCGAAATAGTGACTCTCTGTATCTTTCACAATCTCATTCATCAGTGAAAAACTGATAGTATTATCCTCTTCCTCTACTGTCTGATGCTTCAGCATAAAAATATCTTTCAGATCCTTTCGATGTTTGATAGCTCCATCCAAAATTTCAATTATTTCACTTATGCCGCTACCTTCTTTGTTTTCATACCTTTTTCTGATTTTCCGACGTACATGTTCATCACAACCCAAATATGCCTCAGTGAATGTGCGATATGTATCATAATTCACATGATCACGATTCAGCACGATTGTGTCCCTTGCCGGCATATAGAATATTGTCAGCGCTGATATGCTGCTTCCATCATTCCATGATTTCAACATACCATTCACTATGTTCAGCGTTAAATCACCTATACTACAAGATTCCAGTTTCAGTTTTTCGTTGATTACTTCATACATTCTTACTACCTCCGATTGATTTTATGTTTGCATTGTACACTTTTTAGTTTCTTTTGTCAATGTATATTTTACATTATTATATTTCTTTTTAAACTTTATAATTGCATTGTAAACTATATAGTGTTATAATCTATACATAACAAGGAGGTGAATCATATGCCATTATCATTTGGAGAAAAAGTAAAAGTGTTACTGAAACGTCGTAATATGACTGTGACTGAATTGGCTGCTCTGCTTGGCACTAGTCGCCAAAACCTGACCAATAAACTCTCTCGAGATAATTTCCAAGAAAAAGAAATGTTGGAAATCTCCCAAAAACTTAACTGTACTTATAAAGGCACAATTACGATGAATGACACTGGAGAGGAATTATAATTGCATAATTTCACATTTCGCTATATAATAAATTTGGCATAGCTCAGTGGATAGAGCACACCTCTCATAAAGGTACGGTCGTGGGTTCGAATCCCATTGCCCCTGCTAAAGGCACCGAAAGGTGCCTTTACTCATTTGTTTCCCACCTTCAATAACCCACATTCTCGTTTTCCTTTTCTTCAAGAAGCCCGGTATACCCTTGCCCCGGCCGGAGGCTGGCTCCTTTCTGTTTATTTCTATGACCCCTTCATTACGAGTGAAGTGTTCTCTTATCTCATTGTTCTCCGAAAGAACTGCCTTAACATGGCATTCTTCCATGATTCCTTGTGCTGATCACAGGTATCATCATCATGGACCAGTGTTCCCTTACGGTCACACAGCCCATCGTCATTCTCAATACATGTTGCACAGGTCTTATCCATAAGCTATCCCTCCTGTCCTTTATTCAATAACTGCTTCTCATAATCATTGAAATCATATTCTCTCTGTTGAAAGTTATTGAACCGGTTCTTGCTGTTCTTCGATTCTGTCTTCTTGCCACGACTTTTCTTCAATGGATAAAATGTCTTCCATCCACTCATCACTGACTTCTTTACAATGGCGGTCAGTTCTTCCGGTTTGTCAGACATGGAGCTCAGTTCTTCCTTCAGAAGCTGTATCTGTTCATCCGTCAGACGATCTCCATTGTTCTGTCTCACCTTCAGGAACAACAGGAAGGCTTCATTCAAAGAAGAATCAGCAAAGTATGTACCCGGCGGAGCCGCATATATATACTCTCCTTTCCTTTCTTTTCCTTTTATGTCATTTTTCTCGGAATTATCGTTATTTTTCTTGGAATTATCGGGATTATTCTCGGAATTATTTAAAGAAGGGTTCACTTTAATAAAGGTTTCCGTTTCTTCCTCCTGAAGGAGCCAAAACCTTTCTACTGTGATCGGATTTTTCAGTGCTCTGGCTTTTACCATTGCCTGATATCTCCTCTGTATTCCGGCAGAGGTCAAGACCTTGTCCGACTGAAAAAGTGTGTTGTCAAACAGTGACCGTTCCAATAAGAAGTTCAAGACCTGCTTCACCTTGTTACTGTCCATGTTCAGATCATCCGATACAATGAACTCAAAATCATCATCAATCTTTAAATAATATCCTGATTTATATATCTCGCACAGAAGATACATATACAGGGTAATCCCATCGGCTCCATATCTGGCCTTCAGGATCTTTATCTTTTTATCCGAGAAAAAATCCACGTCCAGGCGAAAAAAGCGATTTCCTTCCTGCTTTCGCCTTGCCATATCTGGTTATACCTCCAGTTCTTCCATGCAGATCTCTACTCGTGGTTTTTCGCTGTATTGTTTCCTTAACTGTAATTCCACTACCTGGGTATCATCCCGGTACGCTACGCTGTTCAGTGCATCCAAAACAGCTTTTGCAATATTATCGATGTCCGGTTTCTTTGCCGGAAGAAGCTCGCCATTCAGCATAGCTTCCCTTTTTACCTTCGAGCTGCTCTTTGGTATTCCATAGAATGCCTGTATACGGATCCGGATATATGCATCATCTGCAAACCTCTCTTCTCCAGCTGCCTGTAAATAACAGGTGGAAATAAAATTCTCATACAGAACAGTCTTCTCCGGTGTCACGCTGCTCATTCCTTTTGTCTTGGGATTATAAAATGTACGTGCCCTAGCTTTCCCCTGTGGCTTACCAGGCACTGTAAAACAAATCGTTTTCATGTAATCCTTTCTATTTCCCCGCCTGTTTCCAGACGGGGCATGTACAACCAATTATCATGCAATGATCGTAATCTTTGTTTTTTCATTCGAAATATCTTTTAGTTCCATCGTAAGATATTCTTTGATGTTCTGCATTGCTTCTGCCCTCCAGAGACCTCCTTCTGCCTCGACAAGCATAAATACCGGAGCACCACCATTATCCTTAATGCGGAATACAAATTCACTGGAAGGCTGCTCAACTTCAAGAAAAGTTCTGTACGGTGTCAGTGTGACCGGATTAGGTACAAGGACATCTGCTTTGGATGCAATTCCCTGTTTGATGGTCGTTTTCTGTGTTACTCCATCATCACCATAGTTTGCAGTTGTCTTTGCTTCCACATTACCTGCAACCTTAAGGATTGTTTCCAGATCAGGAGTCACCTCAAAGTTTGCCTGCATCTCGATCAGGAATTCTTCCTGGCCATAATAGTTACCATATCTGAAGCATGGCACAATGGCATCTGATCTGAACAGATATTCTCTTTTACGTTCTTTATTTAATCCACTATAGAGACGTACTGTCTGTGGATCCTGCACATGAATGATCATGTTCGCTCTTAATTCATCGGAAAGATTATAGATATAATCGATCATTGCAGTAAGTGTTGAGGCAGTGATCTCTTTTGCCGTAGGTTCTTCATCATATCTCTGTAAATTCTTATTACAATATGTCTTTCCCGCAATCTCAACCACTTTCGGCTCCATTGCTTCTTCCTTCAATCCTGTTAAAAACTGCATTGCTTCTCTGATCATAGTATTTTATCCTCCTGTTTTCTATCTTTAAGCCTGACGTACAGCTCTTAAATCAACTACATTTTTAGCTGGTGTCTCGTAAATCTCTCCGGTAGATTTATCTACCACTCTGCCGTCTTCCATCTCTTCTGTAGCTTCCAGAGTCTCCTCCATCGTAATCTGTCCCGGAATCTGGCTTCCTACCTCATATGCCTCAACCTCATTGGTCTTGAGGTTCTTACCCATACTGAGTGCTGTAACAGCTCCCAGTGCCGGTGCAAGTGTTGCTTTCGCCTGTACTCCTGTAGTCACAAAATTTCTTGTCTCGTTCGGTTTGAATTCAATCATAACTGTGATCTTTCTCTTTGCGGTTGCATCCGTATTAGGATCCTGAATGTTTTCTGTCACTTTCTTCAACTCCCGGTTGATCTGCTCTGTGAACGCTCCATTCGCAAAGGTTTCCATATTGATGTGTTTCATGTTGCCCCTTTCCGCCCCGGTAGTTCCCGGGGCTGTCTGTTATTTTGTGTGATATATTTCAATGCTTTTGATGGATCATAAGCACCGTTACTGAGTTATGCTTCTGCGGCTGCTGTCTCCTGCTCTGCTGCAACTTCGTTATATTCTGCATCAATGACCGGTTCCTGCTCATTCGCAATCTCAGACATGTCTACGCTAAGTTCCGACTTGACAGTCTCATCATTGGATACCTGCATAACAAAATCTGATTTGACCGGAGCATATTTCAGACATTTCTTGATAACTGTCTTCTTTGCCATTTCCTCATAGTTTGTTTTCCACGGACTATAGCTGCTGGAAAAGCTCTGGCTGTACTTTCTTGCATGAATATCAATATCTTCCTTACTCATCACTTCAAAGCCAAAACCGCCATTCTTTGCCTTCCAGAGCGCATATACAAGAATAAGGTTCCCGCGGTCCTTTAATGCCGGTTTATGTACCAGTTTCGGCTCCAGACCAAGTTCATATTCGAATTCATCATTTTCATATACGCACTGCGCCTGCACTGTCTGGATATTGTCGTTCCGATATACCATATCGATAAGACCTTTGTAACCGATCTGGAACTGGCACTCGAGTTTGCCTTTATTTCGGTAAGGAATCAGATACGCCTGTCCCAGTGGAGTGTTTGGTTCCAGCCCAAGCTGAGCTGCATTCATCAGTGCTCCAAGAAAGGACATCTGGCTGCATTCAGCAAGTTTTGGTGTGGTATTCAATGCCGATAATGCCATTCTGGTAAAACGCTCCGGTGTGATCACCTGAGGCAATGCCTTCTTAATCTCAGGCTCCATAGCCTTGATCATATCTGCAATACTCATGGATTTGGTAAGCTTTACAGCACCTTTGTTCTCTGTTTTCTCTGCCAATGCATCTTTTACTCCCATTTTATTTATCCTCCTATGCAATCTCTTTTACTGTGAATCTTCTGCTCTGAGAAGGTTTCGCACACTCTTTATATACTTCCGGATAGACTGTCTGCAGTTTCTTTGTGTCTACACGGTTTGCAGTCACAGATTTCCATGTGACCGAATAACTGTCAGAATCAGCTTTTTCTGCATCCTCCATATAAACCTTTACTTCCTGCTCGATCTGTTTCTTCTCTTTCTCCAGCTTGTCCTGAAGAGCCGTGATCTCTGCCCTTCGCTTTAATTTCTCATCAAATCCGACTAGCGGGATCATCTTGTCCGGATCAGAAGTCTTATAATATTTCGAGAGCAATTCTTCCGCAGCTTTACTTCCATCCGGTGCCGGCATCTTATTCGCAAGCACATTGTTATTCCAGAAATCCGATTCTACGCTAATCAGCATCTGGATGATTTCTTCATCACGCTCAATCTTGTGCCAAACAAATTCTTTTCCCAAAATCACACATGCGATATACCAGGCATCAGCTCCGGTCACTGCCATATAATGATGGCACTGGATCTCATAAGATTCCGGAATGTGTCCGTCTTTCCATTTATCAGCAGAATACGCAGATGCTGTCTTACACTCCAATCCGGCATTTTCGCCAACAATCAGGCGGTCTACATTTGCAAGCATGAAGGGCTGCTCTTCTTTATAGAAGATTGCATTTGCCCTGCGTACCTTTTTACCAGTTTCTTCCATGAACCGGCGGGCAACATATTCTTCCAGATCACGCCCCTGTCTCATAGATTCGTTATCTGGCTTTTCTGTCAATGGCTGTGTTTTATCCTGAAATACTGCAATTGCGGAAGAATAAGGATTCAGTCCACAGATACTTCCGGCATCAGAACCGCCGATGCCTTTACGTCTGTTTTCCAGCCATTCTTCATGCTCCATATTTAAAGTAGATACCAGTTTATTTAATTTCATTTAATCTTCCTCGCTTTCAGTTCCCTTAATTCTTCAATACTTCCGATGTCTTCATAAGCACCCAGCCGATCAGCAATGCTTCCATATATAACTGACTGGTCCTGCTGCCATTCTGTTCGGAAACTCCCGCCCATGCAGGCAGGAATGCGGTATCCGGCACCATTGGGATTAGGGATTGTAAATCTGTCTTTCACCTATTTTCCTTCCCCTCTGCCACCGCATTATGTGCCATTGTGTGTAAGATATCTTCTGCAGTAAATGGAGCTGACTTTACAACGCTCTCATCCAGCACTTTGTACATTGCTTTCAGTACCTCATCAAATTCACAAATCAAATCATGTGAACCTCCAGTGATTGTCAGTTCCATTTTGTTTCCAGTTTTCTCTGCTTTAATCATTGACTTTTCCTTTCTACCCTCATACAATGAAAGGATGATAAACTATTATTATCTTTTGGGTCCTCCTGAGTTGCCGCTCTGAGGATCCTTTTTCATTCTGCATTCCATATATGCCACCGTCTGAATACGTATATCACCCCACTCAACGCGATTGCTCCGGTGATCTGATCTGCTCTGCTGTCCCATATCCAAAACGGCAGGAAGCTCGCAAGACTTCCGATCAGTGCGGAATCAATTAAATCTCTCATGTTAATGCCTCCAATATCTCACTTTCCGGAAACTTCAATCTGATAAACAATTTTCTGAGCTCCGGATAAGTAAATTTCTCTGGATACAATTTCTTCTCTCTGTATGTTCTCACTGCCATTCCAGTAGCTGCAGCCATCTGAGCATCAGATACTCTTTCTGCTTCCATACGTTTCAGGATGTTTCCTTTAAGGAGAACGTACTTTTTTTCTTCTGATGTGTATTGAATTGCCATGTGTTTCACCTCTTTGTCGAAATTTGTCGATTTTCTTCAACAGATTGACTTTTCGTCGTTACTCTCCTATTCTGTAATTACAGGCACTGCCATGCCTGAGTCTAAAGAAAGGAGGAAATTTCATGGATTTATCAACAAAAGTAAATATTGTGCTCTCTGTGCTTTCCTTTATTTTGGCTGTCATTTCCATCGTTACAGTTGTAATAACTTTGCGTCAAAATAATAAAATGATTGAAAATTCCAGTCGACCTTATGTATGTATTTATTTTGATTACATACAATGCGGAGAACCAACTGGCTATTTTGTTGTTAAGAATTTTGGTGCATCTTCCGCCTTTATTGATTCGCTTACATATAATGACGTTATACAAAATCATCCGAAATCACTTGCTGATATTTCAACCATCTTTGATGGTCTTTCTGGGAATTCAATAGCACCCAGTCAAAAATTCTTTGCACCTTTCAAGCTATATGAATATAAGGGCGGTGCTGCGGTTTTTGATATTCATTATCATCCCGGTAAAAAGCATTACTCAGAACATTTTGAAATAGCAGTTGCTAATTATGGAAAATTAGTAAAACCTCGTTTGGTGGACAAGGAATACCATGCTATTTCATATCCATTACAGGAAATTTCTGAACGTCTTATGTAATCAAACCTAAATCAACCATTATCTTGGCCAGTACACAAAGTATCCATGCAATTAGTACTGGCCAGAATAATTTCATGCATATTTTTAGTATCTTTTCTCCCATCTCTCTCACCTCCTTACGCTGATTCCTTCTGGTCTAATAATATCGCCATGTTCTTATGTATAAAATCATTATTTGGCGCTTGCAACACAATATATCGTTGTGTAGAACACATTTTCGTACTATATATTGACACACAAATATTTTTATAGTACCATTCTATTAGAACGTTCGAAAATCTAATAGAAAGGTGGTGTTTACCAATGAATATGATTCCTGTATCATCTTCCAATATTTCAAGTATTGGATACCAGAACGGAACTCTGTACGTTTCTTTCCATAGCGGTGGATTATACGCGTACTCAGGAGTGCCGGAATCTGTTTATCGTGAACTTATGTCTGCATCTTCTCATGGAAAATATTTAGCATCTCAGATAAAAGGCAGATATTCATACAAACGTATCGGTTAATCAATAATGATCAGAATCACTGCCGGGCCATTAACGAATAACTTCTTATCCTGATGCGGTTCGGCATATTCTGTTTTTACACCTTCTCTTTCTTTCAGCTCTTCTACTAATTCTTTTGTAGAAATTTTTTCAAGCATCTCTACTACGCTCCTTTCTCTATTCCAAAAAGGTAATTTATTTCTACTCCCAGAGCTTTTGCGATTCTTGGAATGTCGCATGCTTTAATTAATCGTCTGCCATTAAGCATGTCACTTAATTCCTGTGGTGTATAACCAGCATTTTCTGCAACATACAAATTTTTTAAACCTTTTTGAGCTATGATGATTTTTAATCCATTTGATAAAGGTTCATTTGCTTCGGCAATAGTCATTCTGGTATTCCTCCTTTCTGTACCTGTTTTTCTGGTATATCTGCATATTATATCAGTTTTTCTGGTTTGTCAATATGTTTTTATCAGTTTTTCTGGTTTTTTATTGACTGTACCATTTTTTTGTAGTAATATCTCAATATAAGGAGGTAGGACGATGAGTTTTGGAAGTAGATTAAGAGACAAGCGTAAAGAACTGGGGATTACACAACCAGCTTTAGCAGAAAAGTTGGGTGTTAGTCAAAGCGCTATTGGAAGCTGGGAAACAGATGTTAATTCCCCTCGCGCAACTCTTTTGTATGATTTGTTTGATATTTTACATTGTGACGCAAATTACCTTTTTCAAGATGAGACTAAACAGTTATATAAAAATGAAGCGTCCCCGGAAGAATTTGAAAATATAATAAAAAAATACCGTGAACTTGATGATCACGGTAAAGATATGGTAGATACTGTTCTGCAGAAAGAATTTGATCGTATTGCTGATATACAGAACGCAGAAGCTAAAGTTGAAATTATCGATGTTAATATGGATGATATAAAGTCGAAGTCTTCTGTAGCTGACGCATACGTTGACGATGGATCCAGTAATATAATTGATGTTAATCTCGACAAAACTACGCGCCAGTTCGATACTATTGCAGCTCATCACGAAGGCGATTGCTACACAGATGCCGAAAGGAAGAAATTCACAAATTTAAAGAATCAGTAAAAAATAAGAGGAAATAGTGGCAGATATGCCAGATGTACATTGACAATATAATATATTTACCCAGGGAACTGTTGGTCAAGCATCTACTGGTCAATGGTTCTCTGAATAAATATATTATATGTCGCCCTAAAATGTTTTTCGAACCAACATAGTATTTTACATAAGTTCAGAAAGGAGATCTTTATTATGATGTATCCATTTATGACACTCAATGATGATACAGAAATCACGCATTCTGAAATGAATTCAGATGGAAAAGTAAAAGTTTATATCGAAACTCCAGATGAAAAATATTGTTTTAAACATGCCACTTGTTGGCTTCCTGCTTATGAATGGGAAGATATCTTCCAATATTCAGATGAAGAGATTGCCCGATTTGATGAGATCATTCACTCTATGGCCCATCTGATCATGGAGTTCTCGCAGGAAGGAGGCTTCGACAATGCCTCAAATTTTTAGAATTGGTGAATACTGGATTTATTTCTGGACTAATGAAAATCAACCACTTGAGCCTGTTCACATACATGTTGCTAAGGGTGCTCCAACTGCAAATGCCACTAAAATATGGATAACCAGCACGGGACACTGCTTGCTTTGCAATAACAATTCTCGCATTCCTAATCATACTCTTCGAAATATAATGCGTATGATTGAGGCGCGGCACGATGATGTAATCCGTGCATGGCTTAAATATTTTGGTGAAATACGTTACTTTTGTTAAATTATGGTTGTACGGATTTATGTACTTCCAAAATGATATACTCGAGCGGGAGGTGTTTACATGAACTACGAAGAACTACAGATTCAGGCCTGCAAGGACGGTATAGAAATTGTCGAATATCCTTTTAATAGTAGCAATATCAAAGGTTTATATTGTGATGGTACTGTTGCGCTAAATGAAGATATGACTCATGTAGAAAAATCTTGTGTCCTGGCTGAGGAAATTGGTCATCACTGTACCAGCTCCGGTGACATTCTGGATCAGACCGACATCATGAATCGTAAACAGGAATATCGAGCACGATTCTACGGATACAATCTAAAAATTGGATTAACCGGTCTGATCAGAGCGTATGAAGCAGGTTGCAGAAACTTTTTCGAAATGGCTGAGTTTCTGGATGCTACAGAAGAATATCTGAAAGAAGCTCTCTTGTGTTATAAATCAAAATATGGCATATGTGCTGCTGTTGATAATTATATAATTTACTTTGAACCATTTGCAGTGATGAAGATAATTACTGTAAATTCACTTTAG